GTATTCTAAAGAGAAGCACTGGTGAGAAGATCGATCAGTTTGTTGGCTCTGCTGATGGCAAGACTTTCTACCGTATGAAAAGACTCCCTGCTGGGTCTCTCCCTCGCCTTGAGGAGTATGCCCAGAAATATGTCTACGATCTTAATACAGGTAAGATTATTGCTAGATCTGACTTTATGAAGGGTGGTAAGGAAAAGAATCTTTACCAGCTTGTAGACGTAGATAATGCACCTGAGGTAAACGGTAAGAAGGTTCTCTATGCTACAGGTAGCCTGAAGACTTCTCGTCCTCTCCTCCCCTCTGATGTTGTACCTAAAATCGCTGGTGGTTCTAGAGGGTCAGGTAATATCCACGGTTTCCTTGTCTCTCAGAGGAAGACTGTAGACCTCTCTGACAATGCTGTGAACCTTACACCGACTGTCTTTGGTGTGGGTAGGACAGCACAGGAACTCGTTAAGATGGGTACTGAGGTCAATACTCTGCTGAAGGGTCTCCGAGACTTTGATGCCGGGACTATTGGTCAAGATATTATGAATGGTCTTATCAAGGCTAGTAACAACTTTAATCCTAGCATTGAGGATGTAGACAGTCTTAAAACATTTATCGATAAGCACGGTATTAATCCTGCTGAAGACATCCAGATTGTTACAAAGGATATGCCACTGCCTGAGGTAGGTGTCGCTAGGTTTGAGAACTATCGCCTTGGTAAGTTCACGACATACGATGAGCTTTACACTAAAGGCTCTAGGAACAATGCGATTATTTACGGCTACGATAATAAAAACTTTAAGCAAGTTGATGCTGTCCGTGGTATCGAAAGAGACTTCGCTAAGGGTACAAACTACGTTGCTGAAAGAGAGTACTCTGTAAAAGCTGTCGAGGGTTTCCTAAACGCAGCTATCCAGAATAAGCTTATCCTTAACTACGATGATATCAAGAACAAGCCTTTCATTCAGCAGTTGAAGGAAGCTGATATCGTTAACTCTGAGGCTGGTAACAAGCTTAAGACAGAGAGAAGAGTTATCATGAACAGGCTGAGTGAAACGAATGAGTTTGCTCAGGCTTGGAATAGACGCATGACGGGAGTTGGTGAGTGGGTCTTTGATAAGAAGGGCTGGGATATCATCGATAAGATGAACATTAGACCAGACGTAGCCCTACGATCCTTTGCCTTTGACATGAAGCTGGGTATGTTTAACCCGGACCAGTTTATTGTTCAGGCTTCTTCTGCTTTGAACATCATGGCTATTGCGCCTATGGATGGGCTTAAGGCTGCGGCTGCGTATCTCCCGCTTAGAATTGCTATGATTAATCCTGACCCGAATGTTCTTAAGGCTTTGTACAAGAGGTCTAGTGCATTCATTGGTATGACTGAAGGAGAGTTCCTTGAGTCTATCGATTACATGAGAAGGTCTGGTAGGTACCAAGTTAACCAGAACATCTCCGAGATTAATGGTACCTACGACATTACAAGGGGTATGATTAATAAGGTTAGAGAAGCTGGAAGAACTCCCTTTAACGAGGGTGAGCGAGTCCAGAGACTGATGGCTACTAACGTAGCTTACCGTGAGTTTAGGAAGGCTAATCCTGTCCTCGATGTCACGACAGATGCTGGCTTCAGGATCATGGATGACTTCATTGTTCATCGTGCTGATGCTATTACCATGAACATGACAAGAGCTTCGGCAGCTTGGTGGCAGCAAGGCTTTATGTCTCTTCCTACCCAGTGGCTGGGCTATCAGGCAAAGCTTATGGAGAACATCTTCTTCAGTAGAAACCTTACAGGAATAGAAAGAACTAGATTGGGCTTGGCTCAAGTTGTTCTATTCGGTGGTGCTGGTATTCCGCTTGGTGGTACGATTGTCAATACCTTTGTGGATCAAAGTTCAGAAGGTATTGACAAAGACGCCTATACTGTGCTAAGGTATGGGTTGATCGATTATACTTTGTCGAACATTATCGGTGAAGATACGGCAATGTCTGGTAGACTTGGTGTCGGTGATGGCATCCTTCAGGTCTACGAAGATGTTATGGACAAAAACTTTGCTGAAATTATCGGTGGTCCCTCTCTGTCTATTGCTACAGATACGGGATCTTCAGCTATAACTATGGTGGGTTCTCTCTTTAATAGCGATATTAGTCTTACCCAGTATGATGCTGGTAAAGTCCTTAGGAATATCTCTACATTGGATAAGGCCGCTAAGGCTTACTACCTAATGCAGACTGGAGAGTTCATTGACAAGAAGGGTCGTACACTAGCAGAAGGTATGAATCCTTGGAATGCTCTGTGGAATACCCTTGGTACTCCCTTCCAAGAGGTTGAGCTTTACTACGATGTACGTCAGGCTCTTTATGCTGAAAGCCAGATGGTTAAGGGTGTAACAGACAGGACTAGAGAACTTATCAGACTCCAGAATGATTACATCGCAGAGAACGATATGGCTTCTGCCGCTGGTATTAGAGATGAAATCCTTTCTCTCCTTTCTCCTTTGACTTTTGATCAGAGGAAAAGTGTAATTAACTTGAGCAGAGAAAGCTTTAGAACTCTTGCTACTACTTCTATTATGCAGGATGCAAAGACGGTTAATCAGGGTCTTAGTATCCAGCTTCAAAAACTTATCTCTAAAGAGGGACAATAAGAATGGCTATCTTTAAACCTGAAGTGAGAACTGTTGAAGGTTCGAATGTAGGTACTTACAATCCACCGACTGTTGATTATTCTGGATTCTACTCTGGTATTGGTAGAGGTATTGGAGATAGTATCTCTAGTATGTTTGATGCTTCTGGTGGTAAGGGCGGTAACTCTGAGGGTGATAAAGAAATGCTTGCTCTTCAGGATGTAACCGCACAGTGGAAGAGAGCTTCTGAAATTGAAGACCCGACTGTTCGTGCTGTTACTCTTAAGAATATCCAGAAGAATGCATATCTTGAATACCCAAAGTATCGGGAAGGTATTAAGGGTATCTTCTTTGAACTTGAGGGGTTTGTTTACGAGACTACTGGTGCTGATCCTAATAGGATTGTACAGGCTAATGCATACAAGTGGGTTACAGATTCTTCAGAAGGGCAGTCTGCTGCTGTTCTAGCACAACTTAAGTCTGGTGGTGATCCTACTCTTATGGATCAGTATATCAAAGATGCTTACTATCAGGATCTTTCTTATCAGAATAAATTGTCTGCTGCTGAACAAGAAGCAAAGCTTATGGAATCTGATGAAAAGAAAAGAAAGATTGTTTTTAGTACAACTGTAAGACCTTTCTTGCAGGGTAAAATTGATACTGCTTACCAGAATGATGCTTCTACTGAGAACATTGCTATTCTTAGGCAGAAAGCAAGAACAGAAGGTCTCGATGAAACAACTTATCTTATCGATTCATTGACATCTGCAAGAAACCAAAGACTTGCAGAGATTACAAACGATATAAATAAAAGGGGTATTGATCCTACAACTGTCAATCCTGAATCCTTTATGACAGGTTATGACTCAACTATTAAGTTCTTTACGGATAATAGGGATGTCATAAGCCGCTCTGCAAAAGCAATTACAGATAGGGGTATGGCCCTTGTGGCTTTGGAAGCAAGAGATCCTGTCGTAGCAAAAGCTCTATTTGATAATAATCCAGCAGCAACTGCTGAGTACTTTACTGTCAATGAAACTGCTAAACAGGATCTCAGGAACATTGCTCAGTATGCAATGGGTGCTACGGGTAAGGGTGTTATGCCAGATGTTACTGAGACAACTCTTGGTACAGAAGACATTGGTGATTCGCCCAGAAGATTTGCAGAAGTCTATAAGGGTATGGCCCCAGAGGAAGAGCTTGTAAAAATTTTTAATGCTCCGAGAGATGCTAAGATTTCTCTTGGTAAACTAGGTATTAATTCTATTAGAACTTATAAGTATGATCCTGATGTCCCTGAAAAGACAGAGGCAGCATACCGTAATATTGGTGCTATGTATATTACTGCATTGCCCAGCATCGATGTCGAAGGCTCAAGCTATAAGTCTACAAATGTTAGAAACCTAATCGGTGATCAGGCTTTTACTACAATCGATAGCATCAAGTCTACAAACCCTAACCTTGGCAATGACCTATACAATAAGATGAACACGTATGCAGCTAATGCTGTAAACAGACTGACTACTTCTTTTAATGTTAACATGGATGTTATTAAGGATACGGAGTTCTCTCCTTTTATCCTTGAGATAGATAAGAATAATAACCTTAGTCTTAATGTAAACCCTGAAGCTCTTAAGAATGATGTCACTCTTATGAAAGCAATGGGTGCCTATCGTTATGAGACAAGAGGTTCTGGTCGAGGCACACAACAGGTAGGTGTTGAGACAATGCCAGCCGAGACTGATCCCATGAAGATTCTGTCTAACTATGTTGCTATTGGCGAAGGTGCTAATGCTAGAGAGGTCATGGACATTATCGAATCATTGAGGATTCTTTCTGCCCAGTCCAAGAAGATCCCGCCTGAGATTAGAAGCAAGATAGATCCGATTGAACTTATCAAGCAGAATGCTACAGTAATAGGTAAGTAAATAAAATGGGTATCTTTGCTCCTGAAATAAATACAGAGGGTACTCCAGTAAGTACTGTAAACCCTACTGCTAATCTAACTGAGGAAAACCTAACTAATATCGGTAAGGGTATTGCTGATATCATTGAAGGTATTTCTGCTGCTACTGCACCAAAGCCTATGGAAGGTCTTATCAGTGATCAGGAAACAGAAGAAGAGTATGTCATTCCAGAACCTACTCCGACTTCTAGTACCTCTGGTCTTCCTGTTGAGGCCCAAGCTTTCCTTGATGCTATCGCTTCTGCTGAGGGAACTGGCGGTGATTATAACATCATCGTTGGTGGTAAGAAGTTCCAAGGATACGAGAAGCATCCTAATGTTGTAGGTCTTAAGACTAAGGCTGGTCCCAGTACTGCCGCTGGTAAGTACCAGATTACTAAGCAGACATGGGATGATCTTCAGAAAAAGTACCCAGAGTTGACAGACTTTAGTCCTGACAATCAGGATAAGGCTGCGTTTTATCTGGCTACTGAGCGGTACAAGAGAGGTACAAAGGGTAGGGATCTTGCTTCTGACCTTGCTGCGGGTAACACATCGTACCTTAGAGAGAGTCTACAAAGTACTTGGACAGGTATCCGTGTAACGAAGGACTTCGAAAAGACAATCGATAACAATGTCAAGAGTCGTTCGACTACAGTCCTTAAGCCTGTCGGCTTTACCAATATAAAGTACTCGAATGAACAGGCTATCAGGAATAAACCTGTCTCTCCTGAACTGGAACTGAAGCTTGATGTAGCAGTAAGTACTATCCTTGGTACTGGGTACACCGTAGAGATCTTCTCTGGTGGACAGGAGAAGAAGGGTAAGGGTGTACGTAGAACAGGTAGCATCCGCCATGACGTAGATGATCTTGGTCGTGGCTTGGCTGCTGATGTCCGTATCTATGATACTGCTGGTAAGCAAGTTACAGATAGGGCTAAGTTAGATAAGGTAAGAGACTTCTGGATACAGAAGAATTATGGATCTGTCGGTACGTACATGCCGGGATCAGGTATTCACTTTGACATCTGGACAAAGGATAAGCTCCTTCCCGGTATGTCTTCTAGTTGGAGTTATTAATATGCCATTGAATGCTAAAGGTAAGAAGATCATGGCTGCTCTTAAGAAGCAGTATGGTGACAAGGCAGAGGATGTCTTTTACGGCATGAAGGAGAAGAAGAAGATCTCTGGTGTCGAGACTATCGGTAAGGATATGGGCAAGCGCCCAGCAAAAAAGGCTCCCGCCAAGAAGAAAGCACGGAGGGTCTAATGGCTATCGAGTATAGAGGCGAGAAGTTCGCTGGTTATAACAAGCCTAAGAAAACACCGAATGCTGGTAAGTCCCATGCCGTACTAGCTAAGGAAGGTAGTAAGATTAAGCTTATCCGGTTTGGACAGAAGGGTGTCTCAGGTTCTCCTAAGAAAGCTGGTGAGTCTGCATCGTATAGGAAGCGTAGAGAAAGCTTCAAGGCTAGACATGCGAAGAACATTAGTAAGGGCAAGATGTCTGCTGCTTACTGGGCGGATAAAGTCAAATGGTAAAGGGATTGTATGCCAACATCCATGCCAAGCGTAAGGCTGGCAAGAAGATGAGGAAGAAGGGTGAGAAAGGCGCACCTACAGATAAAGCCTTTAAGCAAGCTGCAAAGACGGCTAAAAAGAAATGAGCTATTGCAGATGATGAAAACAAGTAACACTACAGATTTAAGAAGGAGTTCTATTATGCCGGGTAAGGGTCAGTTGTACAAGAAGAAGATGAAGCCTATGGCAGCTAAGAAGACTGTTAAACCTCTAATGTCTAAGAAGAAGGGTAAGTAAGATGGCTACTGCTCCAAGAATGAAACCTCCTGTTAAGAAGAAGAAGCCTCCTGTTAAGAAGCCTAAGGTTGGTACAGTTAAGTCTCCAGAGGAAACTAGAAAGTCTATCAGCCGTAAGCAGGTTGGTACATCTCGTCCTGCACGTAATGTTACACCGCAGGGAGCAAAAGCTAGAGCACTCGCTGGAGTAAATAAGCCGCCCGGAACTTCTCTTACTGTAACAAATAAGGGTTCACTAACAACACCGAATAAGAGAGCGGTTGTTAAAACTGGTGAACAGGTTGCACAGAATGCTAGAAATGCTATTACAAGAACAGCTAAGAATGCTGTTGGATTTGCTGAGAAGTGGATTCCGAATGCTATCAAGCCTAAGGGCGGTGGCATGAGTCTTACCAATAAGGTTGGTGGTGTAGCTACGGCTGTTACATCTATTGTTAATCCTGACTTTATGAACTTTAAAACTGAGAAGACAAAGGCAGGAGAACTAGAAGCTGCTAAACCATCTGGTTCTTTGATGGGAGGACGTAAACTTACTGATAAAGAAAATGCTGCTAATGCGTTTCGTAAGAAGGCTTCTGGTACATACTTTCAAACAGCTAAGAAGGCTTCTGTAAGTTCTACGACTGGTGCTGGTAGACCTGAGTTCCCTTCATCAAATAAGGGTAAGAAGGCTTTTGGCAATAAGTCAGGGGTTGGCGGTCCGGGTGGTGCTAGAGCACTCACTGATGCTAAGACTGATGTCAAGAGTAAGAAGACTGGTCCTGCAAACACGGCTGCTACGGCTGCTGCTGCGAGTTCTGGAGGTTCTTCTACTGCTGCTACTAAGAAGGGTAGGTCTCGTCCTCAGACTAAGTACCAGCGTAACGAGACTGCTATGGAACAGAAGAGATCATCGAACAGACCTAAGAAGTCTATCTTCAGCCTGTTCAGAAAGGGTTAAACATTATGGTTAATTTTAATCTAATGAATAATGTCGCAGATATGCGTAATGCATCCCGTCAGGGTAAGGCTAAGAAGGCTGCTGATAAGATGGCCGCTGCTCCTGCATCAACAGAGAAGCCTGTAACAAATACATCTGGTACTGCTACGGGTGGTAATCGCGGAATCAATATGAAGCAGACGCAGAAGCAGATGCAGTTTGGTGCCCAGATGGCTGGTAAGGGGAAGAGTACTGGCCTTGGAGTATTGGCTGGCTTCCTTGGTATGCCCTTTACAAAGAGAATGGGTGGTACAGTCATGACTGTTGATACCCGTAATCAAGAAGTAGTTGCCCCCGGTACTCCCCTTAAGGTAAATAAGAATGCTACGGTTGGTGGCTTCTCGATTGCCCCTACAGCTACTAAGAAGACAACTACCCCTGCTGGTTCAGGTATCGATGCCCCCGCTCCTGATACAGGGTGGAGACCGTCTGGTGTAAATACTGCTGGTGGTCTCATGTCAGCAGAGATGGGCGTTCCTCTCCAAGAAACTGTTGGTGTCTCGAAGAGGAAACGCTAACATCAATTAGAACTCGTACATCTTCTTAAGAAGTCTATCTTTAGCTAGGTCAAGCTGGAGGTAGACTTCCTCTGGAGTGATGTCAGTTGACCAGCTTACCTTGAAACTATCATCCTTCCATCCGATAAGGATAAGGCTATCATAGTTCCCTAGTGCTTCTTTTAAAAGATCATCAGGATGAACCTCCAGAGTTTCCTCTGGGGGTTTTTCTTTTGTGACAAGCTTAATGATATTCTTTATCTTACTTACGTCAGTACCGTCATCCATTATGTAATGTCCACAATTTCACAGACACCAGCAGTACAGGCAAGAGACTGACTAGCTTTAGTCGTGTCTTCCTTTTCATAATCCGAAAGCTTAGACCAGTCGATACTGTCTGGCATTTGCTTCAAGAGGTTATGATACTCTTCCTCAGTGCAGTCTTCATACGGTGCTTGCTTATAGATGTGATCCGAATGAGGTAGGAAGGAAAGACCAGAGGCAATATTGAAGTTATCATACAGCCAAGAGCCTACAGTAATCCATTCGTCAGGCTTAACCGAGACAGTAATGGAAGGCTTATGCTCACACCAGAACTGTGCGTAGATCTTCCAGAGATACAAGTGTTCCGTTGCAGTCATGTCATGGCGAGTAACAGCATCATCCGGTGCCTTAATCGGGAAGCTGAACACAGTAGTATTCTCAGGCTTCATGATGTCAGGCTCATTAGGAATATTATTATCCTTCATGAACTGGGTAATTGGATCTTTGTTATCACCTCTGACACGACGAATATAGTAGGGATTGTGCCGGGGATGAATACCAGAGGCAGAGTCAACAAGCTGAGAGACAGTACCAGAAGGCTTCACACAGGTGATAGCCGCAGAGACAGGGATACCAAGCTTGCCAGCCCATTCCTTATTCGTCTCAATAGCTACAGTCTTAAGGGCAGTCAGTGCAGCCGGGAGATTACCATGAATGTTCTTACCATTCAGGATATCATGATCCATGATACCAGTAAGCGAGACGCCAAGGAGTCGCTCTTCTTCTGTGTTCTTAGCCCAGATCTTCCTGAGGTAAGGGAAGTGAGTATAGGTAGCTTGGACAGTACCAAGGATTGTAGCAAGCTTAACCTTACGCTCAAGATCGATTAGCTTATCTTCCGCACGGACTACAACCTCAGTCAGGTTACAGAACTGGTAGGGACGGAGGATAATTTCTGAGCAAGGGTTAGTACCAAACTCATGATTGTGATCACGCCTACCGTTCTTCTCAGTGTGGTTCTGTGCTGCAATACGGGAGAACATACCACGCTCACCAGTACCAGAGTCTACAAGGGAAGCCCACTCATGCAGGAAGGTACTCGCATCAGGCTTCTCAGTATAGGCTACAGAGTTGTTAGCAAGGCTACGCTGGGGATTAGTCTCCCAGAACTGTCCTGTCTTAGCGTTACGCATACGGTCATCAGAGAGGTTAGACAGGGAGATCATAGCAGAGCGACGAACACCACCGACTACGACAACCTCACCGATCTTGCACATGATATCATGGCACTCAAGGGAGTTCAGCTTACGACCAGAAGCATTCTTAAAGATAGAGGTAACGAACCGGAAGAGCTGATCAAGAGGCTCAGGACCAGAGGCGCGACCACCAAAGACCTTAAGACGGGAACCAGCAGGGCGGATCTTACTCATGTCCCACTTAGGGATCTCACCGGAATAGAGAAGAGAGATAAGCTGACGAAGAGCCTTAGACCAACCTTCCTTACTGTCTGAGACAGCAATGATAGTCTGAGAGTCGAACATCTTCTCAGGTACTTCAGGGAGCTTACTAACATACTGGCGCTCGACAGAGAACCCAACACCAGTACCACACATCAGGATAAACATAGCCTCATCGAACGACTTCATGTCATCGACAGGGAGATAGGAACAGTTATAGGCACAGGTATTGTCACGCTCAAGAGCCTTGCCAGCAGTCATCATAGCCCGCATACTGGGCATGATCTCAAGGTTCAGGATAGCATTACGGATGTCTTCGTAAGTATTACCATCTTCAATCTTTCTTGCTACGACATTCTCCATGAACCGATCGACAGTCTCTTCCCAAGACTCACGACGATTCTCACTATCAATCCAACGGGCATACCGAGAGGTAGCAATAAAGGTCTGATAATCAGTTGGAAGATTCTTCATTGGCGTAGTCATCTATGTTCCTTACATTCAGCTTTTGACGTTTATAATCTTTATCAGATTCTTTTATTCGTTGTCTGTACTGTCCTTCTTCTAGTTCCCTAGCAAAAGGATTACTCTTAACTATTCTCTTCTGAAAACTTTTCTTTCTCCAACCCATTGTCTATCTCTTTTAACTTGTCTAAGCGTTCTAGAATGATATCTTCAAACCTATCATAGAACTCTTCTGGGTCTAGGTCAAGGATTTCTACAAGTTCAAGAAGAGAGAACCTATCTAGAATAAGTTGTTTAAGTTCGAAACTCATTCTTGATTCTTTCCATAGAGATAAACTCAAAGTCGTACTGCCCTGCATGAACATCACGCTTAATGATAACTCCCGGCCACCACATCTTGTTAGCCTCTCCTGCATAGTCATGCTTCCTGTCGATGTAACAACCTACGACAAGTCCCATAAGTCTTCGTCCATCAGGTCCAGTCCTCTCTGCGAAATCTCTAGTGTGAGTGTGGCCCTGCGTGCAGGATACGAACTGTTTGGTGAGTAGAGTGTATGCTTGATGTTCACCGCTTGTAGCTCTACCCATGACCCCCGTTGGGAAATAGTGAGAGTAATAAACACCATCGACTTCAACAGGTTCCAGAAAAGGATAAGCTTCCCAACCAAAGTCCGTGTATTGTAGATCCTCAACGGAGATGGTTCCATCCAAGACAGCATCTTTTTGGATAGCCTTGTCAATCCTAGCATAGTCATGATTCCCTGTTGTCATGATGAAGCGGGGCATCTTCTTTTTAGCTTCTTTAATAGGCTTGAACATAAGTTCCTGTGCGATACAGGAAGACTCGATGTCCTTCTTATACCTTCGTCCTTCGAAGCCTTTCGTACCCCTATCGTAGGAACAGAGGGAAGGCATGTCAGCCCAGTCACCGATACAGATAACGGTATCAGGCTTGACACTAGCGATTAGCTTACCAAGGTAACTGAACCTAGACAAGTCCTCATCAGGTGCAGCATGAGGGTCAGGGATAATCAGGTGGGTCTTACTCACTATCTAGATCCTCTTCATCAATAAGACCAACTGCAATACACATATCAACTTCCATTTCCTCTAGGGCTTCAGCCCATTCGGTATCGTCTTCGTACATCTCACCGTCATCGTACTTTGTTTCGAGGTACACCTTAACGAGGGCCTTAAGTTCTTCGTACTCTTCTCTGATTGTCATGATACTCTCCTATTAGAATGAATGGTGCTGGTAGTAGGACTCGAACCCACGACCTCCTGATTACAAATCAGATGCTCTACCAACTGAGCTATACCAGCTTGGCCTACCCTGCACGATTCGAACGTGCGACCCACAGCTTAGAAGGCTGTTGCTCTATCCAACTGAGCTAAGGGTAGTTAACTTGGTACCCTACCGTAGTTCTTCTCAGTACTCAAGTACAAGTAAGTTCGCTCTGCCATACTTACGTCATCCCTTAAGATTCGTCCGAGAAGCACATGGTTGCAGCGGTAGCATAACAGTCCACGAATGGCTCCTGTCTCATGATCGTGATCGACTGCAAGGTTCCTTCTCGGCCTGATCTTGTCAGGATGTCTGAGACATATAGCACAAGTTCCTCCTTGGATTTGAAGAATCGTGTTGTATCCATCCTTTGTAAGGCCGAAGTCTTTATAGATTCTACGCCATCTCTCTGGGCTATCATTGAGAGGTTTCTTTTTCTTCGTAGACTTTCGGCTCTTCTTCAACATGAGTTAGCCATACTGGGCCAGTACTGTAAATGAATTTCCTAAGAGATACATCTGAATAACATTCTTTCTTAAAGGAACAATAGGAACAACCAGTAGGCAGTTTCATATTACCAGACTTACCCATTGGCTCAGGCTGGAAGCAGCGGGTAGGTGGTGTATCCTGACTAATGACTTCTTTTACGTGAGCAATCCTAGCGTTGATGTCTACCCTATCGGTATCTTCTAGTGTCATAACAGCAATGTTACCATTCTGTTTATCGACAGCAACGTAGGCACCATCGTTAATCCCTGTACCCTGAAGGTAGCCAGACAACTGAGGGATGTACGCAAAGGGATCATCCTCACGTAGGCTACCATCCTTGAACTTCTTAAAGGAATAAGGAGAGGTACTCTTCACATCGATTAGAACACCATCAAGTACAGCATCAATGTGACCAACAATACCATCAACAGTAACCTGTCGCTGCCTGTCTGACACAGTATGACCCGCAGCCTCAGAAAGGAATAGGACAACCTCTTCGATAAGATCACCGTATAGGAACTTAAGGTATGTCGGTCCATTGAACTCTTCCTTTGGAATAGTACGGTTAACTTCATACCACAGCATACGATCAGGCTTGCCAATGTTAGACATACGAAGTGTACGCTTCTCTTCTTTAGGCTTGAGTCTGTCTACGATAAGGGAAGCAAGCCTGTTGCCAAACTCGTTAGCCTTTTCTGTAAGATCTTCTGTAGTACCCTCTTCTAACAGACGGTATACATCTTCAACGAGAGTATTAATAGAAGCCATTACCGATTATCTCCATTGCCTTGGATCTTACCCTCTGCTTTCCTCTTGCCCAACTTCTCTAAATTATGTTGGGCAATGGCATTCATAGGGAAGCCATGATAGTTAGCGAGACAACAAAGATACCAGAGTACATCACCCAGTTCAGAGAAGATCTTCTCCTTGAAGAGGGGAGTGTAGTCTCCAAGAATAACATGGTCATTGTCATCCCAATAGCGAGGATCACGACGAGCAGACTTCTGCATAAGAGCCATGACCTCCCCTACTTCAGCAGCAAGACCATAGGTGAGATGCTCCTCGTTACCGTAGACCAAGGTATCAAGGGCAGCAGTCTGGTAGTCATCGAGGTCCATTGTCGAGTTCCTTAATCAATCGGTTTAAGTACCACTGTGCCTTCTTGAGATCTTCGAGTGGCTTCTTCTTGTACCTCCAGCGATGGAGATACTTCTTCGTGTTACCTTCTAGGTACCCAATAAAGTTATCGAATGGCATGTTATCTTTTAGATACTGGATGCATTCGATTGTACCGTTATTGTAGTGGGAGGGAGACTCCACAGAATCCCCCTCCTTCGGCATCTCTTCAGTCGTGTAGTACGGCATTAAGCTTCGATCTCAAACGATACCGTCTTACCCTTACCCTTAGGCTTCACCTCAGCAGGAGGGAGTTCAGACTTGGGGAAGGGATCTTCCTCAGTAGCAGCGTCCATAGCAGCAGCGAACTCGTTCACCGGACTAGCGTACTCGACAAGTTCAACGATCTTAAGGGTACCGAACTTCTTCTTCTTGTTCTCTTCGTCCCAATCAATCATCTTGCCAAGCTTAATCACCTTACCATACTTAGGGGTATCGTAAGAACGCCAGTACACGATGCACTCAGAGTCATTACCAATCAATGCCTTCGTGCGCTTACCATTCTGATCGATGACAACCATCTCAGATTCAAACCCACCAAGATCGATGGCTGCATTACGCAGGGTGAGGAACTTACCACCATTATTAATACGTTCCTTGCCATCCTTGATCTTCTTATCAAGGCGCAGTTCGATAAGCTTCTTCTCAATCTCAGGGGTAACAGCAAGGTTGATCTCGTAGTTACCAAACTGGGAGGGTTCTTGCACATGAGCGAAGTAAACCTTGGTACGGAACTCACCAGTTACAGTCTTCGTAGCAGTAGCCATTCGTGTAGTCTCCAGTTGTTGATAGTCATATATTAGCATATCTTGGTATATTGTCAATGTGTTTCTGCCCAGTTGTTACCTATCTTGTATTCTCCGTCCAATGGACAGTTCAAGTTGAAGTAATCCCCGGTATCTCGGATGGATTGTACTTGCAGTCTTCCGAGATCTTCTGCCCTTCCCTCCTCTGTTTCTGTCTGCCATTCGTCGTGTACCCATACTGTCTGCTTGAACTTGATCTTATCCTTCCTTGCCTGATTATACCAGAGGAAGTTAGCCATACGCATGATGATCGTCTCACCACCCTGAAGATAGACAGATAGAGCCTTATGTTCAGACTCGATCTTGATACGCCTACCGTCAAGGCTGACGAGATACCCACGCTGTGCAGCCATAGCGGCCTTCCTCTTCAACTCCTTTAGTGCAGGAATAGAACGGAGGAAGTTATCCATAGCATCACCAGCCTGACGCACAGTGCAGTTCAGGATCTGACCAACCTTAGCCTGACCAGCCCCAAGCAACCAAGCATAGATGAAAGTCTTAGCTGTCGGTCTGTCCTTACAGTACTCACCTAATGCATTCTTATTAAAGGTATGGATGTCACCCTCTAACAACGTCTTCGTATACTCAGGATCGTTTAGATAGTGGGCGAGTACACGAAGTTGTATTCCCGCAGCATCTGTTCCAACCAGCTTAGAGCCTCTTGGGACAGTCCAAGCCTCTCTGCATTCGTATGCAAATAGTCCAGATAAGCCACGTTCTGTGGTGATAGAGGGGATGTTAGCCATGTTTGGGTTTTGGTGGGTGGCTCTGTGGGTAACGGTACCGGGAATGATAACTTGTCCGTGGACTCTACCATCTCCGTCCATTCTGTCGAGCCAGTCCTTTGCAGTCTTCCATCTTGTTTCAAGGATCTTCCACTTCTTAAGATCTTTAATACACTGGGGCATACTAGTACCGTCAGGAAGAGTATCAGGAATAGTATCTAGATTTTCCTGACATATCTTCCAAGACTTACCCGTCTTTGTTTGTACTGTCGGCTTCCAACCTAGCTCATCAAGACGCTTTACAATTTGATTTGGTGAGCCAAGGTTGAAAGACTCGACATCATCTTTAAGACGCTTACCTGTCTTCTCTGAGTACCGCTCTGTTACAATCGGAGGGAAGAACTTAATGACTGCTTCTTCAATACGATTAGCTTCAGTCAGCGCACCAGTATAGATATCGGATGCAACTTCTTTATCTAAAAGAAACCCATTCCTTATTTGCTCAGAGATAATGTACTGAGTAGCATGCTCAAGGCGGATAGATTCCATAGAGAAACAAGTAAGCATACGATTAAGATGTTTATAAACTCGCTCAGTAATTTTGACATCTCGTTTACAGTATACCTTCATCTCTTCTGAATAAACGGAGAACTCTTTAAACGGGATCTTTGCTTCACGGAAACGGTCACCCCATGCTTGTAGTGAGTGGCCGTCAAGAGTTGGCTCCCACAATCTGGACATGACAAGAGTGTCGGATTGTTTTCCGAGAGGGATAGTGATTCCCCACAGACGGGACAGGACAACCGAGTCAAAGGCAATACTGTTGTGTCCGATCCATTCAACATCATCGTTGTCTTCATAGAAGGCTCTGAAGTTGTCGGCATCCCGAAAGATGTAGTATCCTTCTTTGTCCACAAACTTCGCAACCAAGAGGTGAATAACTTTGGCATCAAGCGCATCAGTCTCTATATCCCATATGATCTTTCTTAGTCCAAGTTGGTGTGGCATGCTCAAGCTTTCTGAGGTGATCAATTGCACGGTAGATATTATTAATTAGTTCTGTTACTCTTTCTCTATCCTCATCGTGCATCTTGGGTGGGGTACTTGGAATAAGGTAAGTCTCAAGGTACTGTTCCATCATCTCCTTGAAAGGAAAGATATTTTCAATAAAAGTTTCCCCTTCACCAGAGACATAGATACCTACACCTTCCTCAGTAAGGTACGCATCTACGTACAACGGTACGTTAACTTTAATACTAGACATTCTGTTCAGCCTCCTCTGAATTAACCGGGAGATCCGGTTGTTCTTCGATAAGCCTACCAGATTCGGTATGATAACGCAAGTGGGTAGCAAGTCCAGTCATACCACTGAACCTGTTCTTAACGACACGCACCCTTACGATGTGCCTCTCCGCTGGATCATCCGCTTGCGTATTACGCTCAAGACCCAGAATGATATTACTAAGCTGCCCAATTCCGGCAGTCCCGCGAATATCAGAAAGACTAACAGCAGCACCCTCTTCATGTGACTGACCATTAGGCTGTCTCCTGAGATGTGCAGCCATGATAATGCATACTGAGAGTTCAACCGTTAGTGTCTTAAGCTTCGTTGCAATCTCATCAAGAGCGCGGCGTTCATCACCGTTAGACTGATCCGATACTACAATACTGATGTGGTCTAAAACAATATATTTGCAATCCAATGCGCGAACAAGATAACGAATAGTACCCAGAATCCTGTCAATACTATTAGATCCAAAGCTGTCATACAGAAAGACACGACCTGATCCAACAGTCGCTTTATATGCGTCATCGAACTCATCCTTAGTGTACTCAGCATCGGGTAGATAGATACGCTTATTAGCATGGACTGACATAAGACCAAGGCCAGTATCACGGATGGGTTCTTCTAGGAAGAGGACACCTACGTTAGCCTTCGTGTTATTAAGTAGACCATAGACTAACTCTCTGAGGAACTGTGTCTTTCCCACGCCTGTTCCAGCAATGACAGTAACAAGTTCTCCAGTCCTGAGTCCATAGGTATAGTCATTGACACCATTCCACGGGTAGTTAACAGAGTCATACTCAGGCTTTGTTCTGAGTAGATCATAGATGCTTGCCCCGGATACAATGCCATCAGGTGTGTATGGTCCTGCTGTTCTGTGCTGCTCATAGAACTCCTTAACATTACTGTTGACGAGGTAGTCAGAAGAATCCTTGTGCTGTGCAAGCTTCATGATCCTTACTTTTTTAGGATCAAACAGGGATGCTGCCTTGGCCTGTGCCTCCTGCCCTGCCTTGTCATTGTCAAAGGCAAAGACAATACGCTTAAAAGAATTAACCCACTCGTAGTTACGCTTGAGATCTGAGACTGCCGTACTCGCAGAGCATACCGATACGACAGGTTCATTCAACATCTGATAGGCAGAGAGTGCATCAAGCTCACCCTCTACAATCGTGAGGGTGTTACCACCCTGAGGGAATAGGTTCTGACCAAAGAGTTCTACACCACCCGGAGATCCAGACCAAGGGAAGCCAGCCTTGTCAGGCAACCGAGTCTTAACAGCGACAAGCTTACCATCCTTATAGTAAGGATACATATGCTTACCATCATGCTGGAGTACACGGTACAACTCGACAGTCTTAAGGTTAAGCTTACGGTCTAGGATCGGGGCTAGTTCACCCTTCATCTGGACCGGAGTGTTAGACATATCAGTCATCTCTTCACTTCCTTTGAAGTATTTATTACATGCGAAACAATACTGGTGATCACCGTAGTCATACAACCCATCACTCGATGTCCCACAGGGGCATGGTTGGTGTTTCTTCATTCTCTATTTCCTTGTATAGGACTGTCCTCTGTATAACATTCGAGCATTCTTTACATGGTGAGAACTTATAAACACCATCTCTTTTCTCCACCTGAATTTCCCCATCGGGACAATCCTTATTGCAAATGTAGCATCTCATGTTGTTCTTTCCCGATAGGGTAAACTAAACTATCTCCCAACACCTGACATAGAAATGCTTACCAAGCTTCTCTACCTCTTCTTTGGGATACCCTACTTCTACAATCCAGTCAAGGATTCTATGCTTATGTTCCTCAGGGCATACCTTGGGGAATGCATACCTCCACCCATCGGGAGGATCTACCATGAGTCTCATTCTCTTAACTCCTCTGTTATGTACCGGGACCATACAATCCACTGGACGGATCAAAGCCTTCGATATCATTGCTGTTGCTCTGAGTAGGAGGGCTTACAGGATTGGTATCCTGATTGGTATCACCCTCAGGGGGAGAGGGATTATCATTTGTATTATCATTTGTATCAGGCGTAGGGGTATCCTCGTTACCAGTATCAGGTGCGGCAGGTGTAGTTACATCATTGTTCTTGTCACGCTTACCTGTATTACCCTTGATATTGGGGCTCTTCATTGAGAACCCACCACCATTAGATGAGTTACAATTACTGGCACTCTTAGTGTTAGCCTTCCAACAGGCGGGCCTATCAGCACCAGTACATGCAGCGAGTACAAGCAAGGATGCACTGAGTAGAATAATCTTCTTCTTCATGTTTAGTACTCCGTTAGTTGACGTTCAAATTCATTTAGATATTTCTTTACCTTCTCTATACCATCCATCTGTACAAGATCACCGAGTGATACCTCTAAGACAGAGAGTAATAGTTTCCTTCGTCGTTTCTTTACTGCTTCGATAGCTTGTTCATCAGTCATGATGTTTATCTTTTAGTGCGCGGATGGCGGCGGCGATTGTGTCCTTGCTTGGGCCATCCACATGAAAAGCATAGCCGTCAATCCAGACGGTTTTAATGCCCTCCGCTGCCTTCGCAGCTTCCTCTAGCACCTCGGCGCGGATGGTTGCCATCGCCGCCCGCAGGCGTTCGATCTCGGAGGCGGCACGGCCAGCCAGTTCGTGCAAATACTCGTCGCCGCAGTTCTCGGAGCAATGCCGGAGCCTATCCACAATGTCAGTCATCGCTGCCCCCCATGTTCATAATTTTACTCACCTTCTACCTTAGCATCAACCTGTGGGTGAAGACAGATAGCATTCCACTCTATGAACTCACCAGCTTCCTTCTTCTTGTCGAGTGTCTCTGTTATTGCTGCCTTCTCAGGACACTCTGATAGTTCCTTGCTATGCAATTGTAGTTCCCCTTCATTAGTCA